CAACCAGTACAGGTGCCTTAGCACGTTTGGCCATCAAAGCGGGTGAAGCGATCAAGTCCATCATGATGTATGCGTGGGAAGCGATGGCGGGTGCATTTAAAGCCATGGTATCCATTCCTTACATTGGTCCAGTGCTTGCTGTGGCGGCTGGTGCTTCAGCATTGGCATTGGTCGGTGGTCTTGCTGGCAAAATCAAATCTGCTCGAGGAGGTTACGACATTCCTGCAGGTGTGAATCCAGTAACTCAATTGCATGAAGAGGAAATGGTCTTGCCTAAACAGCATGCCAATACGATCCGTGCGTTGGGTAAAAGCTTAACCTCCGATGGAGGAATAGGTGGAGGCGGTGGAAGTTCAGCGCAAACCTTTAACAATTTCACGATTCAGGCATGGGATTCAAAAGACGTTCGCCGTTTTATGGAAAAGCATGGTCGTGAATTGGCTGGTGGTCTGAAAGGCTATAACCGTAACTTTGGTCGATAAGGGAGAAAATCGTGTCTGATGTATTGTTTCCTGAATTGCCAGGACTGGAATGGGATCTAAGTAAGAAACCCATTTTCAATACAAAGATCATGGAATCGGTGAACGGTCGGGAGCTTCGAGCAAGTTATCAGGCCGTTCCCAAGTATGAAATATCTTTGTCATTCGGTTTTCTGCGTGAGTCGAAAGGACGTAATGAACTACAGCAACTCGAAAGTTTCTTTTTAGAACGCCGTGGTGCATTCGATTCCTTTCTTTTTAAGATGCCTGACGATAGTGATTACAGCTGTTCATTTACAGGGAATGGAAGTACGACAAGTTTCCAACTGTATAAGCAGATGCATACATCCGTAATTCCTTTGGCTCATACAAAGGCTGAGACAGTTTTTGAAGTAGATCCAACGTTTTGGAATGAAAACGACAATCAGCAATTTTGGAGCGATAACGACAATGATCTGTTCTGGGATGACACAACTGCTCAAGTCACCAAGTCAGGCATGGTTACGCTTTCAAAGCCCTTGAAGCAAGGTCATAAGTTTGACGTGAAAGGGACGTATTACTATCGCTGTCGCTTTGCTGATGACGAACAGCAATACACCAACTTTATGCGCAAATTATGGAAAGCCAACAAAGTTGAAATGATTGGCTCACTGGGAAATAAGGTATGAGAACAGCATCTCCACAGCTCATTGCCATGTTAAATGAAGATCAGTTTGTCATGGCAGATCTGTACACCATCACAACAGTGCAAGGCGAAGTCATACGTGCAACGAGTTATGACTTTAATTTGACGGTAGCAGGTCATACTTATTATTCAAGCGGCGAAATTATTAAACGTGAAGGCGTTAGCTTATCGCTCGGGGTTGAAGTCGATAACTTGAATGTCACGATCTATGCGACAGACGATCACACGATTGGCGGAATTCCTATTATCAAAGCATTCCATAACGGTCAAATGGACGGCGCACGTTTCAAGCTTGAGCGTATCTTTCTAAATCCAAGCAATCTGACCAGTACCAGTGCTGGCGCCGTATTGTTATTTGAAGGCCGTTTAATTGAGCCTGAATTGGACCGTAACCGTGTTGAGGTGAGTGTAGCATCTGATCTTGATGATCTCGCTGTACAAATGCCCCGTAACCTGTATCAACCAAGCTGCAATAATACGTTATTTGACAGTGCATGTGCTTTACGCCGTCAAGATTATGTGGTGAACACGACTATCGAATCAGGTAGTACGACAGCACGAATCCTTTGTACTTTAAGTCAGCCACAGGGGTGGTTTACTCAGGGCGTGATTGAGTTCCTAGACGGAGGGAATGCTGGTTTAAAACGTACCGTACGACTGCATGAATCAGGGGCTTTGTTATTGACTTTGCCATTGTTGGAAGCACCGCAGGCAGGGCAGCGTATTAAAGTTTATCCTGGATGCGATAAGCGACTTG